CTAGATTTGATTTTACTTCTAAATTCATAGTGTTTGTGTCCTTTTTCATCATATGTGTCCATCCTACAGGTACTTTTATCAAAAGGCAAGCGTTTTGTAGCTTTTTTTTTAATTTTTTTTTGTTACCAGGTAAGGGTTTCCGACTAATAAGTAAAATAAATCAAAAAAAAGCGTGTTTGTCGCAGCTATTTTCTCTCAATATCTGCTTCATTACACTCGGAACCATACTGAATCTCCACGATTCGTAGCGATTCGTCTGTTTCATTTGATAACATATGCCAATCATTTTTCTGGATATGTAAGTTATCAAACATTTT